GAGTACCGCTCGGTCTACCGTCGGGTGCTTCAGCCACTCGTCCACCGCGTCCAAGTGCTCGGGCATATCGCGCTGGACCCTGCCCGAATCGTAGAGCAACCGCGCCGCCTCCCGAATCGCATCGTTCAGCCCGAGCAGCTTGTACATCATGCCGTCGCTCGGCTGGTACTTGCGCAGCTCCGCCTTGAGCTGTTGGATTTCGGTCTCCAGCTCACCGATGGTCTCTTCCTGCTGGGCGATGACGTCGCCCGCGTTCATGCAGCCTTCGCAGTAGCTCATCGCAACGCCTCCAGGGCGCGCTTGACCGCGTGCTCGATCTCGCCCTCTTCACTGCACAGCGGCAGCACGTGCTGCTCCAACTCCGCCACGGCTCGGGCGATGCCGAGACCACATGCGGCTAGCGCCGCCTCCAGCTCCGCGATGCGGGCACGTAGGCGCATCGCCTCGACGGTGCCCGCAGCTGTGGAGCCCTGAAACTCATCGAGCCAGTGCTGGGTGCGCGCGTGAGCGTCCCTCTCGCGCTGCATCTCCACCCCCATCTCCGCGATGCGGCAATACGGGCACTCTTTGGGCCCGGCGTAGCTGTGCGGTGTGCAGACGGCCATACGCCCCTCCCCGTAGTTGGTGCCCACGCGCCGAGCCAGCCGCAAACATTGTCCACCCCGACGCGCAGGCGATTCCCCTCTACCAGCTCCGCTCGTCTCGGCCCATCTTTTTCCCCCAACGCCGCTCCGCTCGGCGCCGTTGCTTCTTCAGATGACGCCGTTGCCCTGGCGCGCGGTACTCCCCATACCAGTCAAACCGACCCAGCACGAACACCCGACCCCGATGAACCCGCACGGTTACCTCCCCCACACGTCAGCATCTGCGCACTACGTAACGGGGGACACCACCGCGGTTTCGGCGACTGATGTCGCGCAGGCGCTACGCTGGCGCTCATCGTCTGCTTCGGCCCGTGAGATTGCAAGCCTCTTGTTGTCCGCTGCCCAGCGCTCCCGCAGCTCGTGGAATTGGTGCCCCTGTAGGTAAGCGCACCCTTGGATGGCGCGTACGTACGCGATGATGCGTTGCGCGCCGTACGGGCTCACCCAGTCGACCAGGCGCCGATTGGCCAGGCGCTGAGAGCGGAGCAGCCCGTGGCGCCTCGCGAACCGGCGCACGACGCCGACCCGATGGTGCAAATACTGCGCGAGTTCGACGATGAAGACGCGCTCGGTGGTGCGACCACTGGACTCCGGGACGACAAGCCGCTCGTCTGCGGCCGGCCGGAGTGTTATCTTTCGGTTGCCCATGGCAGCTGAAGGATTCTACCTGCAACGCGAGGTCCGTGACGAGAAGCAGAAGGAGATGCGGCTCGCGCGCCTCGAAGAACTCGAACACGAGGTCACCGAGCGCGCTGCGGGCGTCGTCAACGCCTACTGCGCGTTCGCCGAGGTCACTCCGCAGCAGCAAGAGCCACCCGAAGCGTGGGTTGCCGAGTTTGGCCTCGAAGCAGCGCAGCAACGGCTGGCTATTGCCCGTGCCGGATGGCTTCCCGCTAACCTCGCCCCTGCCGGAGCCAAGCTGGCCGCCCAAGTCTACATCGGCAGCGTCCGCGGCCGAGCCTACCGCCTGAAAGTCACCCAAAACAACCTCAACGTACGCATCGCTCTCCCCGCTCCGACCACTGCCGAGCATCCTGGCCCGGTCGTGTACGAAGTGCGGGACCTCGAGGTCTAATGCCCTTTGAAGAACCGACCCTGATCGCCAAATTCGACCGTTCCTTCGGAGACAAGAAGGAAGAGCTGCGCTTCGAGCGCGGAGAGTACAAAAACAAGCCCACCTTCGCGCTGCGGATGTATTGGCAGACCCCGGACGGGGCCTGGCGCTGGTGCACGCAGACCCCGGGCGACAACGGCAAGTGCTGGAAGGCGTTTCACCTAAAAGCGCACGAATTGCAGGCGCTCGGCGAGGCGTTCATCCACGCGGCGGCGGACGTGGCCAACCCCGCGCCCCCGAAGCCCGATTTTCGCGTCAACCGCAACGCTCCCGTCGCCGCGCGCCCCCTGGCGGACGATGACATCCCCTTCTAAGCCCGATCGGGACCCGCTCATGATGGAGGGGGGGATGACGACCAAGCGCTGGCTGGAGCTGGAGAAGAACGGCGACGCCACGCTCACCCTCGAGGAGATGCAGAACGGTTGGCACTTCTGCATGGAGTTCGACTACCTCTGCACCCAGGGCGAGGAGCGCAACGAAGACGGCAGCTGTCACTACTGCGGTTTTGACGGCAGAAAGGTCACCGAATGAGACTCGTCTTCGGCCAGCGCATGGTGCGCCTGGACGACGGGATGCAGGGGACCGTCGCCCAGGACGGTCCCGAGCTGCGCATCGTGTACCTGGACCGCGGCGAAGAGCGCATGGCCGCCAAGAGTGAGAACTGGGTCGTGGACGAGCTGGACCCGGGCCCGCTGCGCCCCTCCGAGGTCTTCCTGGTTGCGGCAACGGCGGACCGCGCGCTGCGGGCGTACGAGAAGAACGAGCCGCACAAGTATTGGGAAACCATTCCGCTCACCTACGAGCCGTATGACCCCGGGCTCGTCCGGACGATCAGCGATTACCTGAACCGCCGGAAGACTCGCCCGGCGGGCTAGTCGCGGGTCGTCACGCGCACGCCATTGGGCGGCTCATTCTCGATGACGGTCGCGATGTCGCGGAGCATCGCCGGCAGCACGCGGTGCAGTTTGGCGGCAGCGTGCGGCGTCACGGTGCACGAAAAGCCGCTGCCCTTGTCCCCTCCCAACACGAAGAGAACGACCGCGTCCGCGCTCGTTTCCGCGAGCAACTGCAACGCTTTGTCATCGTAACGCCCCGGGTGCCCCATCACCTTCTCCGCCATGCCGGCAGGGTGCCAGAGCCCCCGTGCCCGGCATAATCGTCTGTTCCTATCAGCAGGAGTCCGCTGATAGTGCTGGACTATTAGAAAATCGGTAGGTACTGGCGCCCTTATCGCGAGAGAGGCGGTGCCCTATCGACCGAGCGTTCTATTCCCCGAGCCCGTGGAGCACGAAGTTCCACGAGACGACCGCGGATGAAGTCCTCGGCGGCGGTAGCGCTGGCCCCGGCAAGAGCCTCACGCTCCTCTGGGACCCCATCGTCAAGCAGGCCGTGGTCGAGCACGCGCGCGCGACGGGGCAGCTCATCGACCAGCTTCCGGGGTGGCTCGCCGAGCTGTGCCGCAACAACCGCATCCGCCCCGGCGAGAGCGAGGGCCACGCGCTGCACATGCGCCGCACGATGCCGATGTTGCAGGAGACCATCGACCGCGCCGAGCGCATGTTCAGGCAGTTCGACCCGGGCCTCAACTACAACAAGGAGCTGCACCGCTACACGCTGACGAGCGGCTTCAAGTACACGTTCGGTCACTGCCGCGAGCCCAAAGACCACGTCAACTACCTCAGCAAGCAGTACACCCATCTCGGGCTCGACGAAGCCGGGCAATTCCTCGAGGAGCAGTACGAAGAGCTGGATGCTCGCGTTCGCTCCGCGGACCCGGTGCTGCGCTTCCTCTTGGCGTCCCGACTCATGTCCAACCCCACCCCGGGCTGGCTGAAGGAGGCGTTTGTCGTCCCCGAGCGCAAGGGCAACGTCATCCTGCGCCGCAAGGTCGTCGACCCCGAGACGAACGAGATTTACTACAAGACGCGGCTGTTTCTGCCGGCGAAGCTCGACGACAACCCCGACAAAGCCTTCGTCCAGCAGTACAAGGTCAAGCTACTCAGCAAACCCGCGCATATGCGCGCGCGGTACCTCTACGGCGACTGGGACAGCGTGGAGGGCGGCTATTTCGAGGACGACTACAACCCGAACGTCCACGTCATCGCTCCGTTCAAGATTCCGCGCGATTGGCCCAAGTTCCGCTCGATGGACTGGGGCTACAAGGCGTTCGGCACCATCGGCTGGTTCGCCATCGACCCCGACGGTAATCTTTACTGCTTTTTCGAGTTCAACTTCCGCCTGATGCGCGATGTCGACGTCGCCCGTCGCGTGGTCGAGATTGAGCAGCGTTTCGGCTTCTGGAACAAGCAGGAGCGCAAGAGTCGCCTCACCGGGGTCGCCGATACGCAGCTCTGGGAAGAGCGCGGCGATTCGGGCAAGAGCAAGGCCTCTGTGTTCGCTGCCGAGGGCATCTACTGGCAGCCCGCCGACAAGGCGAGCATCGCGCGCAACGCCGAGCGCGTGAGCGAGCGCCTGCGCGATTACGACAAGCTCAAGCCCCCGGGGCTGATGCTGTTCGAGGGCTGCAAGAAGAGCGCGGAGATGTTCGCCGGTATCGGCATCGACGAGAACGACAACACGGTCCCCGACAAGGGAAGCCCGCTCAAGCACTGGTTCGACATGCAGGCCTATGCCGCAGCGCGCGCGTCCCGCGGCGCCGGCAGCATCGTCATGGACCTGCACGAGTTCGACCGTCCCGAGAACGACAATGACGAGCCGGCGCTGCCGAAGGCCGGAGGCTTTGGCTATGGCAGCTGACTACCCAGCAGTGGAGGGATTCATGGACGTGCAAGTTCTAGGAACCTGCTCGCTGTGCGCGGGCCGCGTCGTCGTACCCACGCTCTGGTGGAGCCGGGTCCAACCCATCCCCACGTGCGAGCGCTGCTGCGCGGTGACGCACGAGTACGGCGCCATCGAGATGGGCCCGCCGCAGACCATGACCATCACCACGACCCACACCAAGGCACACGATGGCAACTGACGACACCGAGCACGCGGACCGCCCCGACAACGACGTGGAGGTCGAGGACGATGACGTCTTCATGCTCGGGCAGGATTCGCCGTCGGAAGAGCCCTTCGAGTACAACGAGGACGGGGTCAACCTCGTCCCTGACTTCAAGCTGCACCCCGAGGGGCGGGCAGCGCTCAAGCGCTTGGGGCTCAAGGTCATCACCGACTTTGACTCCGCGTGGGATGCGACGGACGCCTTCCGCAAGAACATGGCGGACATGTGGAAGCTGTTCGCCGGCACGCTCGACCCGAAGCCCCCGCCGTTCCAGCACATGGCCAACGCGCACGTGCCCATCCTGATGGAGAACACCATCCGCATGGGCTACCGCCAGGCGTACGAGCTGTTTGGCAACTGGACCAACGTCTTCGGCGTCAACCCGATCGGGCCCGATGACGAGCACACCGCGAAATTGCTCTCGCTCCACGGCAACTGGCAGATTCGCAAGCGCATCAAGGACTTCAAGCGCGAGCTGGGTTACCGCGGGCTGCTCGCCTACAACCTGTTCGGCGACGTCACCTGCCACAGCTACTGGGACCCGCAGCGCAAGTACAACCGCCACGAGATGCTGACGGCCAATGAGTTCGTCTGCGCCAACGCGCACGTCTCGACGATGCCGGACTACTCGGACGTGTCCTGGGTCGCCAAGGTCATCTTCATGGACCCGCACGAGCTGCGGAAGATGGCCAAGGTCTGGGAGGACGTCGGCACGACGCTCAAGAGCTTGCCGCCCACCTGGGATGAGTCGACCATCGTTAGCGAGCTGCGGGAGGCGACGGACAAGAACCTCGGCGTCGACAGCACGGCCTACGAGAAGGGCCAGTACCGCATCATCCAATACGAGGGCTGGCTGAACCTGCCGCCGTCCACCACCCCGCCCGAGCCGCCCGAAGGCGAAGAGCCCGAAGAGCCGCGCGACCGCTACTGCAAGGTCATCGTCGACTACCAGACGCAGACCGTGCTCTCGCTCAACATCCATGAGCGCGTCGACCCCTACGACAAGCGCCGCTTCGAGTTCGAGATGCAGCAGCTGGAGAAGTACCAGCAGGGTATGCAGCAGATCGAGCTGTTCCAGCAGGAGATGGAGGAGACGCGCCGCTCGGCGCTCTCGCTCGCGCACACCTCCGACCCGAACAGCGACGCGCCCGCGCAGGCCATCATCATGGCGCGCGCCGTCGAAGAGATGCCCCCGCCCCCCGAGCCCCCGATGCCGGAGTGGATGGGTGGCGACCCCAACGCTCGCCCGCGCCCACCCGAGTCCGTGCCCATCCAGATGTTCGCCCACGGCGTCAACATCGAGCCGCTCCAGGGCGTGCTCGGTCTCGGCACGGGCAGCATTCACGCGGCGCAGAACCGCGCCGCCAACATCGCGCTCTCGGCCTTCAACGACCAGGCGATGCTGCACAACTGCAAAAACTGGCTGAAGAAGGGCGACGTGCGCTTTCCGGGCGGCGCCACGCTCGTGCTCGAGCCGGGCAAGATTCACACGGTCGAGGGCGCCATGGATCTGGCCAAGGACATGGTCCCGCTCGAGTTCGGCGAGCCCGCGCAGCAGCTGCTGACCTTGGTCGAGATGCTGGTGAAGTTCGGCAACACCGTCACCAACACCCCCGAGGTGCTCTCTGGTGAGAGCGGCAAGAGCGGGGAGACGGCCCAGGGCATCAGCGCGCGCATCGAGCAGGCCACCAAGATGCTGAGCGTCCCGACGGGCAAGTACGCCGACTTCCTCACGCAGGTGCTCATCAACAACGGCATCATCAACGCCATCTACCTGGACGACGCCGAGTTCTTCAGCGTCAACAACCACGACCCCGCGCTCGGCCCCATGGGTCAGCAAACGATGAGCGTGGGCCGCGAGCTGTACGATCGCCCCTACGACATCGAGATTAGCGCCGACCTGAAGTTCACGAGCACCGCCCAGCGCATCAGCGAGGCCGACGCGCTCGTCCAGCTGCCGAACGCCGTGCAGGAGCTACAGGGCAACTTCGCCTTCAAGCACATGACCGTGCAGAAGGCCCTCGAGGCGCGCAACCGCTACGACCTCATCTCGACGCTCGGCGCTCCGCCGCAGCCGCCGCCCGTGTACGGCGCTCCGACGTCTCCGCCCGCGCCCCCGCCCGGTATGGCGCCCCCCGGTGCTCCGGGACCGGCGGGGCCAGGAGGGCCGCCACCAGCTAACGAGAACGGCGGGCCACCAAAAGGCGCTGCACCGCCGCGACAATCTCCCCAACAACCCCAACCCCCCAAGGCCGCATGAACTCTGACCAACAGCTCAT